GGAATGGAACTACGAGGGATTCATTGATTCTTATGGATTACCTGTATTTGATACGCCAGAGCAAGAGGTTAAAGGACCACACGGTGATTACATAGATGTAGGTGTTTTAAGTCATTGGCAAAATGAAGCGGATGGTTTAAAAAATGATGGAGATGCTTTAAACGAATTTTATCGCCAGTTTCCTAGAACTGAAGAACATGCGTTTAGAGATGAAACAAAAAATAGTATATTTAATCTAGCTAAGATATACGAGCAAATAGATTATAATGAAGAGTTTGCTCAAGACTATTTATCTACTGGTAATTTTCAATGGCTTAATGGCATAAAAGATACTAAAGTTATATTTTATCCAACTCCACAAGGTAGATTTAAAGTAACATGGGTGCCACAATCACACCTACAAAATAAACAGGTTATTAAAAATGGTTTAAAATATCCTGGTAATGAGCACATGGGTGCTTTTGGTTGTGATAGTTACGATATATCAGGAACAGTTGATGGTAAAGGATCTAAAGGTTCTTTACATGGTTTAACTAAGTTTAGTATGGAAGATTGTCCACCTAATCAATTTTTTTTAGAATATATAGCTAGACCACAAACATCTGAAATGTTTTTTGAAGATGTTTTAATGGCATTAGTTTTTTATGGTATGCCAATACTAGCAGAAAATAATAAACCAAGATTATTATATTATTTAAGAAGACGTGGTTATAGAGGTTACTCAATGAATAGACCAGATAAAACTTGGAATAAATTATCTACAGCAGAAAAAGAAATAGGTGGTATACCTAACTCAAGTGAAGATATTAAACAAGCTCACGCTGCTGCTATTGAAATGTATATACAAAGTCATGTTGGTGATCAAGGTAAAATGTATTTTACAGAGACGTTACAAGACTGGTCAAAGTTTGATATAAATAATAGAACTAAACATGATGCTGCTATTAGTAGTGGTTTAAGTATAATGGCTTGTAATAGACATTTATATACACCAAACGCTAGAGTTGAAAAACAAAAACTAAATATAAAAATATCAAAGTACGAAAATAAAGGTACTTTATCAAAATTAATAGATTAATAATATGGCCGAATCAATAACAAAAGATTATTTTCCAAGTCAAGTCGCTACAGATTTAGAAAAGGTAAGTCAAGAATATGGCTTAAAAGTTGCTAAAGCTATAGAATCAGAATGGTTCGTTAGAGACGGTGTTACTTATAGGTTCGCCAACAACCAAGATAGTTTCCATAGATTAAGATTATATGCTAGAGGAGAACAGAATATACAAAAATATAAAGATGAATTATCTATTAATGGTGATTTATCTTATCTTAATTTAGACTGGAAGCCAGTACCTATTATACCTAAGTTTGTAGATATAGTGGTAAACGGTATTGCAGAAAGAGTTTATGATATAAAAGCATACTCACAAGATCCATACGGTGTTGAAAAAAGAACAGCTTATATGAAAAGTATAATGCTAGATATGGAAAACCTTGAGGATAATCAAAAGACTATGGAATTATTTGGTGTTAGTATATTAAATAATCCTGAAGAAAAAGTACCACAAAGTAAAGAAGAATTAGAAATACATATGCAGCTTAATTATAAACAAGCTGTAGAAATAGCAGAAGAACAAGCTATAGCAACTATACTAGAAGGTAATAGATACGAACAAACTAGAAAAAGATTTTTCTATGATTTAACTGTATTAGGTATGGGAGCTGTAAAAACAACATTTAACACATCGGAAGGTGTAGTTGTTGACTACGTTGATCCTGCTAATTTAGTTTGGTCGTATACTGAAGATCCATACTTTGATGACATATATTACGTTGGTGAAGTAAAAACAATACCTATAAACGAATTAGTAAAACAATTTCCTGAGCTAACACAAGAAGAGTTATATGAAATATCAGGTCAAAGTTTTAGAAAATCAGGATACTATAATATATCTCACGATGTAGATGAAATAGATAAAAATCAAATACAAGTTTTATATTTTAATTATAAAACATATTCAAAAGAAGTATACAAAGTGAAAGATACGGCTACAGGTGGTAGTAAAGTAATAGTTAAAGATGAAACATTTAATCCTATAGTTGATGCTGCATTAGAACAAAGATTTGGTAAGTTAGAAAAATCTTTAGAAGTTTTATATGAAGGAGCTTTAATATTAGGTACTGATAAACTACTTAAGTGGGAGCTTGCTAAAAATATGATGAGACCTAAAAGTGATTATACTAAGGTTAAAATGAATTATAGTTTAGTTGCTCCACGTATGTACAAAGGTAAAATTGAATCATTGGTTGGTAGAATAACTGGTTTTGCTGACATGATACAATTAACACATTTGAAACTACAACAGGTTTTAAGTAGAATGGTTCCTGATGGTGTTTATATGGATGCTGATGGTTTAGCTGAAGTTGATCTAGGTAATGGCACAAACTATAATCCGCAAGAAGCGTTAAACATGTTTTTCCAAACTGGTAGTATTATAGGTAGATCAATGACTGTTGATGGTGATCCTAATCCAGGTAAAGTTCCAATACAAGAAATACAAAGTGGCGCTGGAGGTGCTAAATTACAGTCACTTATACAAACATATAACTACTACTTACAAATGATCAGAGATGTCACCGGATTAAACGAGGCGCGTGATGCTAGCACTCCTGATAAAAACGCTTTAGTAGGTATACAAAAAATTGCTGCTGCTAACTCAAACACAGCTACAAGACATATATTACAGTCTGGTTTATTTTTAACAGCTGAGGTTGCAGAAGCATTATCATTAAGAATATCTGACATTATAGAATATTCGCCAACAAGAGATGCTTTTATACAAGCTATAGGTGCTCATAATGTTGCTACATTAGAAGAGATGCAAAATCTACATTTATATGATTTTGGTATATTCTTAGAATTAGAACCAGACGAAGAAGAAAAACAAATGCTAGAGAATAATATTCAAATGGCATTAACACAACAAAGTATAGAACTAGAAGATGCTATTGATCTTAGAACAATTAAAAATGTAAAGCTAGCTAATCAATTATTAAAAATAAGAAGAAAGAAAAAGCTAGAAAAAGATCAAGAGCTTGCTGAAAGAAATATACAACAACAAGCTAAAGCAAATGCAGAGGCACAACAAGTTGCTGCACAAGCTGAAATGCAAAAGCAAGAAGCTATAACCAACATGCAAGCTAAGTTAGAACAAGTTAAAGCTCAAATAGATAGTCAAAAGTTAACTCAAGAAGCTAAACTTAAGAAAGAGCTTATGACTTATGAGTTCCAACTAAATATGCAGCTTAAGCAGATGGAAGAGTCTATTGCTAATAAAAAAGAAACTCAAAAAGAGGATAGAAAAGACCAACGAGTAAAATTACAAGGTGAAGAGCAAAGAAAAAACAAAAATAGTGCTAAAAACTTTGAGTCATCAGGTAATGATAGTTTAGATGGTGATTTCGATCTAGGTGGATTTGATCCTAGATAATTTGTTTAATTTTATAATATTATATTATGGCTAAAAAAGAGAAAGAAGTAGTTGAAGAAATTCAACCTACTGAAACTGAAGTAAAAGCTAAAGAGGAAGTTTTAGAAGAAGGTGGTGACATGAAAATGAAAGCACCTAAACCTAAAAAACCTAAACAGCTTGTCGAGCAAGATCAAGGAACTATAAAAGTAGATCTTAGCAAGGCTAAAGAAGAAGATGTTACAAAAGAAGATAATGTAACAAAAGTTGATATGTCAACAAAAAAGGAAGAACAACCTGAAGAAAAAGTTGTTGAAGAAGTTAAAGAAGAAACTAAGGAAGAAGTTGAAGAAACTCCAGTTTTAGAAGAAATAACTGACGAGCAAAAAGAAGAAATAAAAGAAGAAATAGTTGAAGCTAAAACAGAACAACTAAAAGATGAGGTTGAAGAAGCTGTAGAACAATCACAAAATACAGCAGAACCTTTACCGGAAAATATTCAAAAAGTTGTAGACTTTATGAATGAAACTGGTGGAAGTCTTGAAGAATATGTTAGATTAAATCAAGACTATAGTAATTACGATGACAATCAATTATTAAGAGAATATTACAAGCAAACTAAATCACATCTAAACGATGATGAAATTAGTTTTCTTATGGAAGATCAATTTTCCTTTGACGAAGAAAACGACGAGGAAAGAGATGTTCGTAGAAAAAAATTGGCGTTAAAAGAGCAAGTTGCAAATGCCAAAAGCCACTTAGACGGGCTAAAGTCTAAATACTATGAAGAAATCAAAGCTGGTGTTAAGTTAACACCTGAACAACAAAAGGCTGTTGACTTCTTTAATAGATATAACAAGGAACAGGAGGTCAATAAAAAAGATCATGACAGTAAAACATCTATATTTAACAAAGAAACTAATAAAGTTTTTAACGATGCTTTCAAAGGTTTTGAATACAAGGTTGGAGACAAAAGATTTAGGTTTAATGTTAAAGATGTAAATAAAGTTAAAAGTGATCAAGGTGATATTACAAATTTTGTTAAAAAGTTTTTAAACGAAAACAACGAAATGAGTGATGCTGCTGGTTATCACAAAAGTTTATTTACTGCTATGAACGCTGATGCTATTGCTAATCATTTTTACGAGCAAGGTAAAGCAGATGCTGTTAAAGACAGTGTTGCTAAAGCTAAGAACGTAAGTATGGACCCTAGACAAACACATAAAACTGTTGAAGCTGGTGGTATAAAAGTAAAAGCTATTGGTGGTTTTGATTCAAATGATTTCCGAGTTAAAATACGTAAATAAGTTTAACAAAATTAAAAATTAGAAATTATGAGTTTCGCAACATCGCCAAGTGGATTGGCAAATTTAGGTCACGTTACTCCGAGACCTACGCAGGGGTTGTTTAACGATAACTACCTGTCATTCGATGATTCTAGCAGCAACGGAGGTGCAACATTTGCTCAACAGTTTTTGCCAGAAATTTATGAAAAAGAAGTAGAGAGATTCGGTAAAAGAACTATCTCTGGATTCTTAGGCATGGTAGGTGCCGAAATGCCTATGGCTTCTGATCAAGTTATTTGGTCTGAGCAAGGTAGATTACACATCGCTTATGAAGTCGATGGAACAAACGTTAAAGTTAACAGTCCTACTGCTAACACTATTGACGTTCCAAGCGGTCACTTAATTCAAAACCATGATACAATTATTGTAGCTAACGCTGGTGCAACAAAAGTATTAAAATGTCTTGTTATTAACGACGCAACAAGCGCAACAAGAATTACTGTTGCTCCTTATACTCAGTTAAATTTAAGCAACGCATCAAGTGGTGCTGTTAATTTTACTGCTGATGAGGCTGTTAATATATTCGTATATGGTACTGAATACAAAAAAGGATCTTCTGAAACAACAAGATCTATGGACGCATCTTTCACTAAGTTTAGCAACAAACCAGCTATTATCAGAGACAGATACCAAGTTAATGGTTCTGACACTGCACAAATCGGTTGGGTTGAAGTTACTTCTGAAAATGGTGCTTCTGGGTACTTATGGTACTTAAAATCTGAGCACGAAGCAAGATTAAGATTCAACGATTACATCGAAATGATGATGATTGAAGGTGAGTCTGCTGCTTCTAACTTTACAGGTGCTGGAGATTTTGCAGTCGGTGGTACTCAAGGTTTATTCTCTGCTTTAGGAGAAAGAGGTTTAGTATTTGAAGCTCCAAATTTTGATAACCTTTCAGGTAACGAGCAACAAGGTTTAGCTGAGTTTGATTTAATTCTAACTGAATTAGACAAGCAAGGTGCTATTGAAGAAAACATGATGTTCTTAGATAGAGCTACGTCTCTTGAAATTGACAACATGCTTGCTTCTGTTAACTCTGGAAACGTTGCATCTGGTGGTTCTGGTTATGGTGTATTCAATAACTCTGCTGAAATGGCATTAAATTTAGGTTTCACTGGATTTAGAAGAGGTTCTTATGACTTCTATAAGTCTGACTGGAAATACTTAAATGACTCTGTAACAAGAGGACTTATTAATGACATTGAAGGTGTTATCGTACCAGCTGGTACTTCAACAGTTTATGATGAGTCTCTAGGTAAGAATATCAAAAGACCTTTCTTACACGTGAGATATAGAGCTTCTGAAGCTGATGATAGAAAAATGAAATCATGGATCACTGGATCTGTTGGTGGAAATTATACTTCATCTGCTGATGAAATGGTAGTTAATTATCTATCAGAAAGATGTTTATGTGTTCAAGCTGCGAATAACTTCGTATTATTGAAAAAATAAGTATCACATTATTAAAAGAGTTAGGCGCTTCGGCGCCTAGCACTTTTATTTTTACAAACTTTTTAATTATATTATATCATGGAAAAAAACAATACTCCTGAATGGGAGTTTAAAGACAGAACGTATGTTATTAAAGGTTCAAATCAACCGCCTTTAGTATCAATACAAGCAAAACACAACAATAAAAGACCTTTACTTTGGTTTGATCCAGAAAAAGGTTACAATAGAGAATTAAGATATGCTACTAACCAAAAATCACCTTTTGTAGATGAACAAACAGGTTACGCAACGTTAGGACACATATACTTTAGAAATGGTAGCTTAACTGTACCAAAAGAAAAACAAGCTTTACAAAAGCTTTTATCATTATATCACCCTAAAAAAGATAGCACATACGCGGAATTAACTCCAATAAAAGATGCTGTTGCAGAGGTTGATATGATAGAGCTACAAATAGAAGCATTAAACTTAGCTAAAAGCTTAGATATAGATGACTTAGAAGCTGTACTTAGAGTTGAGTTTGGAAATAAAGTTTCTAAAATGTCAACTAAAGAGTTAAAAAGAGACGGTTTACTTTATGCTAGAAATTATCCTGCTGCTTTTATAGAGTTAGCAAATGATGATAATGTTCATTTAAGAAACATAGGTGTAAAAGCTGTTGAAAATAATCTCATAAAATTATCTGATGATAACAGACAATTTTTATGGAGCAATGGTAGAAAACTATTTACTGTACCATTTGAAGAAAATCCATATTCAGCATTAGCTGCTTGGTTTAAAACAGATGACGGTATAGAAGTTTTAAAAGCTATTGAGAAAAAAATGAAATAAAAATCACTTATAGAGGTAACCATCTCTATGAGGTGGTTACTTACTATAAACAAAAAATAATATGGCAGTAAATATAGATACAGTTTATCAAAGAGTTTTGGCAATAGCTAACAAAGAACAAAGAGGTTATATAACACCTCAAGAATTTAATCTATATGCCAATCAAGCTCAAATGGATATTTTTGAGCAATATTTCTACGATTTAAACGCATTAAATAGAATACCAGGAAACGACTACACATATTCCGACCAAGTCGACATAATACAAGAAAAAATTGATCACTTTGAAAAATATAGGCAAACTGTTGATATGAGCGCTGGTCAAGGCGTTGGTATATTACCAGATTACTATAGAATGGGTGAGGTGTATTTCAAATGCAAAGGTGGTTACGTAGAGGTAGAAAAAATAAGTCAAAATCAAATCCATCATATTCAAAACTCCCCTTTAACAACACCAACACCTTCAAGACCTGTATACGTAAGATATT